CTCCACACTCCACCTATACCAACCAGGTGCAAGTGTCTCAGTCGTTGCCTTAGGTACGTCGAATCTCAGCGTCACGTTTCCGCTACCTGCATCGATTACCGTACCCGTTACGACAAAAGAATACTCGCCACCTTCATCCATATACTGCATACCAAGCCGACAGGTTGAAGTGCCAAGGACGTATCCCGTAGGCAGTGCAACCGTCCACGAAAACGCTCGACCATTAGCGTTGAGGTAATCGTCGCCGACATAAAGAGGCCCCGTTATCTGACCGCTTGCCGTCACTGGTAGCGAAGTCTGAACGCTGCCCGATGTAATCAAATCAGTCTTGTCCTTGATTGCATCTAGCACGCCCTCAGATGGGTAGCTAATCACCCCACTGCTATTAAACCCAAGTATCCCCCTAATAGCAGTTCGCTCATTAGCCGTCCAGTCCGTACCTCCACCACCTCCGCCGCCGGCGGGTGCTAACTCTAAAGCGTTCGCGGTGTATTGCCAATCAGCACCATCCGCAACAATCATGCTGTAGACTTGGCGAAGTACATAGCCAACATCGCCCGCGTCGTACGTCGATGTTGACGTAGATCGACCTAGCACGCCGTCTGCTATTGCAGTCAATGCACTAGCATCGAAATCAGCCGCAACGATAACGCCCGGTTGTAGTTCATGGATATCAGCTGCAACATGATTTGACCCAGTAACCGCAACCGTTCGTTGCGTACCGCTGCTTATCAAAACATGCTTACCAAAGCTATCCGTTGCCCATGTCGCAGTAGTCAGCGAGTTCCACGTTGCGTTAGCGATAACATCCTGTAGGCCGTTAGCAGATAACGCACTAGCACCTAATTCGTCAACCGTTCCGACGCTAGTAATCTGCCCCGTTGCCTGTATCCCCAATGCCGCAAAATTAGCCGGAACTAGACCCGCTTGAAACTCGCCGACCGTCGCGTTCATCCGACCGCTAATCAACGCCGAAGGTAAACGCGACTGAATGTCTTGCGTATCGGTTTCAATGTCGGCGAACTTCGACAAGCCGAAGTTAGTTGCGGATTGATAATCAACCGAATCGATCTCGATGTAGATATTGACGGGCACCATGTTCGCAGCACCGCGAAGCTGTATCACCGCTTCTGTACCGCCATCTAACGAAGCATCCGGTATTCCGAACTCGTACCATCCAGGCATATTGGTATTATCAACAGCAACTAGCCCGCCGCTTGTGTAGGTGCCAAGCGTAGCCGTCACCAGTGTTATCTGGACGTCGTTCGCAAGATCGGAAGCGTAGTAGTAAGCGACTAGACCCGCTGAGTTGAAAACTAGGTTAGGCAACCCGGCTCCCGTTGTGCTCGACGAATCAGCGATAAAAATCAGACGTCGCTTGCTTGTAGTCCCGCGTTTAATCTTCACTGATCCGCTCCCCCGTTGATGTTAACCATGCGAGCCGCTGAACTACCACCGATGCCGTATACAGTCTGTTCAATCAAGATAAGCATCACCGTACGGTACAAGCTTGATGTTGCAAGCGTGATAGACGTTGATGCCCAAATCGTAGAGCGTGCCAACTGGTATTTGCCGCAAGCCTGAAACGTTGACCCATTGCCCTCGTCGAACAGATTGGTCAACGCTCCCAGCGTCTGTGCGAGGTTGTTCGTCGTGTTTCGATTAACACCATAAGCGAAAAGGGCGATGTCCTCAGCATTTTCGGCGAGAGTCCCCGCAGTCTGCGCACCCCAGTTCATCGTTGTAAAAACTGTCCCCGCAATGATTTTATCATTCGGAAAAACAATCGTGTTCGCAGCACCACGCCACACCGTAGCCGTCAGGTGGCTTGCGTTAGTCCAAGTGCCGAAGGTGTCAGCGTTTGATTGTGCGTACTTATAAGCCACCATGTAAGATCCGGTTGACGCTGCAACCGTGTAAAGCGTGACCCATCCGCTAGGCTTGGTTGGTGCACCAGTTGCCCCGTCTCGGTACGCATGGCAAAGCATCAGATCGCCGGTTGCGTGAGTAGGCTGAGCGGTTAGGGAATCGGATAACTCGGTAGCGTGATCGACTAAGCTAATGCTCACAATTGCGGCTCCGTATTCGGATTTCCATCCCAAGTATCGAGTGCTCTGTTGTAGCTATTCCATCGCGTCGCACCTTCAGCCCGTTTTGAGGATCGAAGCAACTCAAGTCGCATCGCTTTAGCGGCATCTACGACAGCTTGCCCGTTATTCGCTAAACCCCGAGACTCGCAAAGGCTGATGAACTTTCGTCCAGCATCCGCGATTGCGATACAGTCAGGATGCCCGATAGCCCGCATCGCGTTGTTAAACGCTTCGTCTCCGATTGGCAATCCGGCTCCAGCGGCTTGAGTGCCAACCCATTCATAGCCAATCTCAGCAAGGTATGCCAGCAACGCCGAAACATTGCCCGGACCAATTAAATTGGCAACGCCAACTAGCGTCCACTTGTCGGGATCCGCCCACGCCAAATCGCGAGACGTTGCCGCCTCAATCAATTCGGCATCAGTAAGCGATTGCCAACCGTCTATTAACTCAACGACCTTGCGATATGTTGCCATGCTAGCCCCTTAAAAGCTTTCCAATTTCCGTTTGTAAATCAGCAATCTTTGACCAGAGGCGTTCTCGATCTTGTCTACACTCTTCGATGTCTTTTCGATTCTGGTTGTAAAGCACCGCAACAACCCCGCAGAGAGTTGTTAACACAGTGCCAACGAATCCGATGATGATTGATTCATTCCCGGTCACTTCAGCACCTCTCGCAAATCTTCAAAAGTAAAATAGCCTACCTTCTCGACCGTTCGTCCGTTTTCAGTAAGTAAAAATGTCGGCGTTCGCGGGTATGGATGATCTTCGCAATACGCTACTTTCCATCCGTTCGACTCAAACTTCGGTGCTTCGCATCGCTTCCACTTCTCGCACGGTGGACAGCTTGCCGATGTAAAGATGATGATTTCAGGCTTCGCTTTAGGCTTGTCACTCGGCGAAGGATCGACCATTTTGTTGGCGTCGGCAATATGGTTAGCTGCCTCAGCGGTATTCAGGATTAGGCCCGTTTTACCAGGTAGTAAAGTGCGAAATTCTTGATGGTCAGTTGTCAAGGAATCCTTGATAACTGCGACTTGCTCAATCAACCCATCAACCGGCTGAGTGAAATCCGGCTTCGGCACCGAAGGCTGATTCGTCCAAAGCAATCCGCAAACCAACAATAGCAAAATAAACACGATTGAGCCTCCTTTATCGTCACTCATCCTAATGGCCGCTCCTTCAACCAGTCCATCTTACGCGGCCCTGGCGTTGACAAGTCAGAGATGCCAACGATGGACGTATACTGATGCCGACAGAGTGCATCAATTACGCTAGGGGCAATCTCAGTCCAGTTGTCGTTGCTATGGCTATTCTTCCGCCAAATGTAGTTGCGTCCGCGTGAGTCTTTACGCTTTGAGTAACCCGCGAAGCAATAAGCGTGCCCGCCGCCATTGCGTAGGCTGATAGACTCAAGCACGCCATTCTGAGCGTAAAAAGAGTTATTCCAAATCGACCCCGCAAAGCAAGCACCAGTTAAGCTAGCGATGTACTGAAACATTCCGTCGTAGCTGTCGATCCATGTATGCGAGCGAATCTTAAACGGCTCGGCTAGCTTTCGCATCGAATCGGTAATCAGCGTTCGAGCGTTGCCGGGATATGGCGTAACGTACTTGAGGTGCTTTTCTTCAAGGTATCCGACATCCTTGCCCACCTTCAAGCCGCCGCTGATTGTAGACCCCGCATCGCGTCCTAATAGCCCGTCGAAGCGTTGAGCCTCAAGATACGCAAAAAGCCTCGATAGCTGCTTTCCTTCGCTGTACTGGCCGTCCGACAATGCCCAGACGTATTCCGCAGCGTTTGTGTTCCCATGCCCGCCACAGCTACCCATGTTGCCCTGATCATCATGCCGAATCAGCTTACGCGGATCGATTTCATCCGGTGCTTGAAAATCCCGCATCGTAAAAAGCATGGGCGTCGAAGAGTTGGCGATCTCGTCGCGACGTTCTAGCTCGGGATCGTAGCCGGTGAAGAAATCACTCATTCACCACCTCCAAGGCTTGCATCTAACGCCATGCCAAGCATTGCAAGCGATACTAACGCCGTGCAGGAATCGCTTTCGGTTTCCTTGGGTTGCTTGCTACCGCTCGAAGTGTCCTTCTTCGATGGTGGAGGCGGAGACGTTGGAATCGCTTTATTCTTCACTAACGAAGGTACGCTCGATCCCATTGCATGATCTTTCTTTAGTGGAAGTCCGTTTGATCCCATCACCACGCCCCCCCAATATCGCGATTGATCTTCGCGACTTCCTTCTCTCGACCCTCAAAGCTAGCCGGTAAATCAAGCTCGTTTAACGCTCGGTATACCGCGTCCAACGCTTCACGCTGCTTCGCTCCTGCGTTCTCCGCGATGTGCTTTAGCCACGCCTCTTGATCCTTAATCTTGCCTTGCTCGATCAAGTCCGCCGCAGTTAGAAAAGCATCTCGGTACGCCGCTCGGATGTTGGGCAAAGTCTTCGCGACTTGACCCACAACCGAGCGATCAGATAGATCACCTCCCCCCTGATTGTTACGCAACAACGCGAAAACAGCGATTGCCGCGATTAGCCACGGTAGCACGCTTTGCGGTTGCTTTGGAGTTTCAGTCATCATTGCCGCCTTGTGTTAAAGCCCCGCTAAGTCGCAACATTTAGGCCTAGGAATGTCGTAGTTGGATTAGCGGGGCAAGTGTCAATCTGCTTCGATTTCGTCTAGCCAGGATCCTAAAGCAAATCCAGGTGCGCCCGCTGGGATTGCCCCAAGGTAGCCGTTTTCTTTCGCCCATGCCCAAAGGCGGATTGCGATTTGCAATAGGACAAACAAAGTCGTCGGATCGAATCCGTAGCTTTGCGCCCGCGAGCGAAAGAGTCGCTTTGCTTGTTTCGCGTCCCCGCCTGCGTCGTTGTAGGCTTCAACGGCATGATGCCGAACTTCGTCCCATCGCTCTTTGATTCGTTGAATAATCACTTGAGCACCTCCGGCGGATTAACCGGACGGATCGATTCGCCGACGATCCAGCTACCGATTGCAAGCACAATCAGACTGATCTGATCTTCGGTGAGTGGTACTTTGTCTTTTAAGACGACGACAGCGACGGAAGCGACCGACGCCCAGAATCTTTTTGATTTCAATAGTCCCTGCAAATCCATAATGCACCTCCGTAATGGTGCATCTATGGTAACATCATTTTGAGGCTTGCCTAGATTTTCGGTTTCATCCGCTTTGTCGGCCTCAGCTTGACCTTGCAAGCCCGCTTCGCCTTCGGAACGCATTGCTGCTTTTCGGGAATCTCTCGCAGACCGTCAACGTCTTCGATGATCCGCCGATGGACTTCCGCTTTGGTTGCGTTCTCTTCCGCTTCGGAAACCCGGTCTGTGCAATCGCCATCGACAAAAATAGGATCGCCGTTAGCCGCTCGAAGTCGCATCAAGTCAATCTTGGCAAGCGAGCCTGCTTTGTGTTGGGTGGGGGTCACTTACTCAATCTCCCATAGTTCGACGTTTATCCCGTGGACATGCGGAAACTCAACCCACTTTTTGAAGCAACCACCGACGAAAGCAATCTGCTTGTCATCGTCGTAGGCGATGCCGTTTAGAGCGTCATACACAAGCTTTTGTAGGTTGTCGATATCCGCCTTGCCTGTGTGCCAATCGCACTGTCTTTGCTTCTTCGTATGCGACTCTGGACGCTCAAAGTAAAACGCCAACGTGCACCCTATCGGCCCGGTCATCTTCTCGCGTCCGTGATACGCTTCGCGAATCGCCTGCTTGAGAGCGTGCGAAGGATGCTTCGAGTCAACGTAAGCCCGAGCGAATCCGCCACGCGTCGATACCTTCGCCCTAGGTTGTGGCACTGGTTCGCAATGCACGAAAAAAGAGATACGTTTCATGATGCGGCCTCGATGAGTTGAACGTCGTGCGTACTGTACCAGCCCTCCACAAAACCGCCAAAGTCAATCAAAAACACGTCCTTGATTCTCTCGTCAACCTTTTGCACTACTCCAGTTTTGCCAATGTTTTCGCTGAATCCCTTTAGTAGCCGCACCTTATCGCCGACCTTGGGAACCCAAGTCGAACTATTCGGAGTTTCCGAAGGGTTGGAAGGTTCGATCTTGCGAATATGTCGAATGTCATGCCACTTGTATTCGTGCGTCGCGTCGTTGTTCCTGAAAAACCAACCCCCCATCCATTCGTGCATGTCCGTTGCTAAGGGCACCTCATCCGGTTCTAGCTCCCTCCAACCACCGGGTATCGCGATGGGCTTGGAGTTTGAACTATCCGGGATTGCCGGATGGTTGCCACTTTCGCCTGCCGCTTCCAGCTTCTCCGCTTCCTCAATTGCCCAATCAACGTAGTTCCGGCACTTACGCAGATCCTCAAGCAGCTTGCCTTTGTACCTACACCGCCCGATGTATTTATCTGCATTGCCAACGCAGTACCAAATAAATCCGTCGCCCGTTGACGCTCGGATACTGTCGATGGTTTCTATGCCGCCTTGGTTGTAGTGTGCCGGCTTGTTTACGTTATCACTCATCCTTCACCCCCTTGGTACATAATCTCCAATCCGATCCAAACTGCGACGGCATGTTCGGCCCTCGCTCCCTTGCTGCTCTCCCATCCGCGTAGCATGTAGATGTGAGTGCACAGCATGAGCGTATTTAGCAACACTGGAGCAATTGCGGAAAGCGGAGTTCTTTCATCCCATCCATTCATAAACGCACAGTGCAATGGGTTAAAGAAAGAAAAATCTCTGCTTGCAAAATAATCCGATGCTTTGTAAAACTCCGCCCGGTTCAGATCCTCAACGCCTGTCATCGGCCCGGCAATGTAGATTCGTTTCACTTGCTCGCCTCCCAATTTCTGCCAGGCTTACGCCTGACGGTCAATTTTGCCCTCTCTTCGCGTGCGATCTGCTTTAGGCACGCATAGCCAACCCATTCTGATAGCGTCATTCCCGCACCCTTTGCGGCTCGCTTAAAGGCGATGCAATGATCCGGCGGTTGTGACGTTGTGATTATCCTAGATTTGTCTGTGCTCATAGGCTTATTGCCCTCCTTGGTTTTTAGTGTAGTAAGTTATCAAAAATTAGGCAAGTGCTTTGCGTCCGCGTGTGATCCAAAGCGACCCGCCGAATCTGTCCTAGTGTCAATCTGTCCCTTATAGACCCCTCCCCACCAAGCACCCCCTATAGCCACCCCCCTCTGTAGAGGGTAGCAACTACCTAAAACCAAATCACCGGACACTGGGACAGATTCAAAGACAGCAAGGTACTAAATACCATTAACACTACAGAACACTATAAAATACCAATATATATATATATTATAAAAGCTAAGGGCAGAAAAACCACCCTAGGCACAGCGTCGAATCTGTCACGAAAGCGCCGTGACACATTGGGACAGATTGTGACAGATTCGACAAAACGACGCTCTGTGGATAAGTTTTGCACATAGTATGCTTACCTTGGATTAGTTTTTTTCTTCCCTCTTTTTTGTGACAGATTCGCCAAAACGGGCCTATTTCGTGACAGATTCGACCGGCCTAGAAACGAAAAAAGACCCGCTTTCGCGAGTCTCTTTTTTAAGCAAAAATGGGTGCTTTCCCTTACTGCTTTTTGCGGATGTAGACCTTCTTTTTTCGCGTCGAGGTTTGCTGGTACTCGATCTCAAAACCTAGCTTCGTTGCCGCTGAATCCAGGTCGCCGCTAGTCAAGCTCCTGCACATACGCAACGCTTCCCGAGCCGGTATCGGCCCCTTGCCGTCTAAGCCCTCTAAAACCTTCTTGGCAAGCATCAGGGACTTATCGACCATATTCTGTTCGACTAAATCGCAAGCGATTCTAGAGAGCCAATTAGAGAGCCTGATGCCCCAGTTGACGTCCATGCTTTCGATAGCTGATATTCCGACATTCGTAGGACTCGCAAGCCTTGAACAGCGATGCACCATCGCTAACATCAGAGACCTAGCCGCAGTGCGTCCCCACATCGCCGAGCGTTGAGACGATTCCGCCTCCATCTTCGCGTCAATTGCAAACGAATGCTCTTCCCATCGATCCTGAGCATCCGGCGTGATCTTCATTCGGATCGCCGTTGCGTTAATGTCGGCCAAGTTGCCTTGCCCCCATTCGCTAGCACCGCTTCCAGGCACAAACTTAAACCACTCGCTGACTAAGCTCGCCAACTCGTTAGGCACTTCCGGCATCGTGTAACCTCGCTTCCGCTTTGGCCGTTCTTGCACCGGCCAAAAGCTAATACGATTCAGCAGTCCGTCTGCAACGTGATCCGCTGTGATGCCATCAAATATCGTAGAGCCGGTGGATAGCCCTAATACGCAGAGGTGCGGTTGATCGATTGCATTTTTGCATCCTGCAGCATGAGCCGCCCCGCTGAATCGACCGCTGCTTTCGCCGTATAGACTCAGTAAATGCTTGCCGATGTTTTTAAGGTGTTGCGATCCTTTTTTGTCGAGGATGCCTTGGAGCACCTTACCGAATTCGTCACCAATCCAGATGGAGCATGGTTGCGAAACCAGAGCTGTAATCAATCCGTTGCCTGATTGCACATCCGCCGCCATAAGTAAATCAGACGCACCTCCAGCATCTAGGATTCGCGTCAGCGATGATTTGCAAGCTTCTTTTCCGCTTGCCGTTTGTGCGATGACTAGGTTGTAATCGTTCGACCTCAAGTCAGTATGCGTTGCCACCTTGCGACCCAATAGCACCTCCATCAGCGAGATAGCAACCGACATTCCCATAATCGGACTCGGACGCATCGCCAAAGCCCAGTAGTAGTCATAAGCCATTCGCAATAGCCCATCATCAGGCAACATTGCTAGGCAAAAATCCACGTCTGAATCATCATCCTCGCTTGCTTGCTCGCTTCGGATCGTCGGCCATAGCCTATCCGCGATCTCTCCGCCCTCGATAATATCCGCCATGCAAACCGGGATTGCTCCCGATGGCTTTTCTTCTCTTGGTGATCCTTTGAGTCTTGCGTTTTCAATCGTCTTTGCAAGCTCGTTTTCGTCTAGTGGTGGATTGCACCCGGCGTTCCAGCGTTCGCAAACTTGCCTAACATCCGATCCGCTCGGAGGTGATCCGTCATCGCCTCGCATACTCCATAGATGTCCCGCCAAGCTAAATAGCGTTTGATTGCGTCCGCCTTCGTGCATCGCCGGTACAGCATCCGCGTACGCAATCATTCTGTCTATTAGCTTTGACTCGGAGACGATTTGCACGAAGGATACCGCTTTCCGTTGCTCAATTCGCAGGTACTTGTCTAAGTACGCCTCGAGTTGTTCTTGGCACTCTTGCGGTTCTGCTAAAGGTTGCAACGTGTAACCAGTCATCACCCAGAATCGAGCATGTTCGTAGCACTCAACGCCATTTCGACTACATGCCGACCAATCCGGTTTTTTGCCTCGAACAATAAAGTGCAAGCCCTTTTCGCTCTGTGATCGCTCTAAGTAACATGACGTCCCGAGCATCTCGAAAGCATCCATTGCGGCTTGGTTGTACCGCCCGTTTTCATCGATGCAATTATCCAAGTCGATCCCAACAAAAGGATCGGACTCGTGGAAAACATAAGCTATTCGCGATTCGTCTTTGATCGATTCGTAATCCGTCCACGTCGAAGGATCGTTTGACTTTCCGTTCGGTATCTTCTTGCCGTCGCTTGTAAGTGTCCATGTAATCCATTGCCTGCGCTCCGTCATTGACTTAGGAAACTGTCTCATTTGCAACCTCTTCTTTCACGTTCAACCATCCTGGGTATTCAATCTTCCAATAGTTTTTGCCCTTTGGCCTCGCCGCATGAATGATGCTAGGTTTTCGAAACTGATCGGAACTTGCAATCTTCACGGCGTCATAGGCATTCTCTGGAAACGGTTCGCTAGTTCGCTTTTTCCACCATTGCCGACAGAATCGATCTACGTTGCTATTTGCCGAGTCAAACTTAATCCACTGCGTCGGCATGTCGTTTAGCATGCGAGACTTTCCGCTGCTCATCACGGCGTATTCAACAAGCATGCACGGGCTTTGATTCTTTGGCCTAACAACGCGATAGAAAACATTTTCGACATCGTACACTCGATCCTCGTCGCTTGAAATGATTTCAGCGTCGTCGGTTGTTGATCCGTGACGGAATCCGATGGGAAACCTAAAACCACATTCGCATTGTATTTGATCCGGCTGTGGTATTACCTCACAAGCTGGGCAGATTCTTTGTTGCCTCCCTGCTCCATCTCGGCAGGTGCACTCGTCGCCATCGCAATTGCAAACAAACCCTAAGACGCTTTCGCTTTTTCTCTTTGGCCTAATCCGATCAATCGGCCCATGTCGCTTAATGTTTTCTCCGAAGTCTAGTATCAAGCAATCCTGCTTTGATTCATGCGGACGCATTCCACGGCCCACAATCTGAGCGTATAGCCCAGGTGACGCAGTAGCACGAAGGATCGCAACGCAATCGACAACAGGGGCATCAAATCCGGTTGTGAGAACATCGACGTTTACGAGGTATCGCGTTCGCAGTTGACGGAATCGATCGATGATGCTTTCGCGTTCTAGCTTTGGAGTTCCGCCGTGAATCATCTCAACGATTGATCCGGTTGACATTTGCAGGATATGCCGAATCGCTGTTGCATGATTTACCGATGTTGAAAAGATTAGGACGCTATGTCGATCTTGAGTCTTTGCTAGTAGTTCGTTGCAAGCATCGAGTATTTCCTGCTCTCCGAATAATCGCTCGCATTCCTTCGAAACAAACTCACCCGCTCGAATATGCAAACCGCTTGTATCAACCGAGTTTTCAGCGTTTGAGCTGATTAACTTGCAAAGTAAACCGCGTTCTATTAGCGTCGGGATGTCAGCATCTTTCGGTTCGATCAAATGCGAGAACTGCTTATCCTTGCCATAGATGTAACCATCTCCGGTTCGGTATGGAGTTGCGGTTAACCCTGTTACTCTGCATCTGCCATTTAGCTCCATACCGCTTAAAAGCGTTCGGTACATGCCCTCATCGCGTTCGGGTACTAAATGGCACTCATCGATAATTACTAAATGGCGATGCCCCAACTCGGATGCTTTGTTGTAGACGCTTTGGATTCCAGCAACAACGATATTATTAAGCACATCTCGACGCCTTAACTCAGCCGAATAAAGCCCTACGTTGTAGCCCGGCAACAAGCTTTGAATCTTTTCGGCATTCTGCTCGATCAACTCTTTGCGATGCTGTAGCACCAATACGCGGCCTTTGAAATCGCTTACTGCAACTCTTGCAAGTTCCGCTATCACAAGCGATTTACCCGCCCCCGTTGGCAAGCATATTACCGGCTTAGCTTCCGGTATTGTGGCATTCGTCAACATGCGGAACGTCTGATCGACCGCATCCTGTTGATAGTCTCTTAGTTGGTACATGGTTCACAAAATAGAATAGGAATGAAATAGAAAAAACCCTCCCCCGCTTTCGCGGGAAGAGGGACGCGGCCCCCGATGATTGCAAATCGTGGCCCCGCTGCGGTAGTTCGGTTCGCTCAAGGGGTTTCGACCTCAAGCACTCACCGACGGCACACACCGCGTACCAGCCTTCGGAACAAGTCCACCCGGCCAAGGTTTACCAGTACCTCTCGACAGCGTGCCCGTTCTGGACAATCTGCCAGTTGAGTGACAACGACATCATTTCAATTTTGCTTTCGTAACCGTAGTGAATCAAATCACTTTCAGACCAATAAACTACCGCCAGCTTTCGCCCGTACTTATCCTTCTTGTCTTTGAGCGTGCGAACATAGACGAACATCGACGCATCCGCCCCAAGCAACACGCTCTTAACGTATTCCTTCGCGATCTTGCCAGCTTCGCTACGCATCTCCGGTGCATCGATGCCGTAGAGACGTAGACGCTGCATTGTGTGAACGCCAAAGCCTAGATCGATTAAGACGTCGATGGTATCGGCGTCGATGACTGCTTTAACTTGTGCTTTGTATTGATACATTTAGTCCTCCAGTCCGTCAAAGAGTGATGGTTGACTTGCAACCGACTCGGCTGACTTGAGATTCCTGCAAGCCTCTGCGAAGTATTCTTCCTTAAGTTCGATTCCGATAAACTTGCGATCCATTTTAATCGACTCATAGCCCTCCGAGCCAATACCCGCGAATGGAGATAGCACAACATCGCCGGGCTTGCTCCACAGTTGCAAGCATCGATGGATAACATCGAGTTGCAAAGGGCAGATGTGCCTTGTGTCGGATTCGCTTCTTGCCGCCCTTGCGTTGAGCGTATTGCTTTGGTTGATGTCCATCCACACAGGCGAAGCGTAACGCTGCCAAATGTCGATGGACAGGTTGCCGCTTTGCTCAAAAGAATCGCCAGCGAAGTGATCGAACTCGCCCTGAATCGGATCGGCGTTCTTTCCAGGCTTTCGGAATGTGCAAACGTAATCCGGGATGCCTTGCCGACTCATCGCAGAGTCTTTGACCACTTGCTTATGGAGCAATCCAAGTGCTTTAGTTCGCTGCATCGCTGTTACTGGATCCTTCCAGATGCAAACTTCCGAGTGGTAGATAAAACCAGCACGCTGAAACGCTCTGATGATGTCTCCGCGAAAGTCCCGAATGCCAATGTATCCGTCTCGTGTAATCGTGCTCGGCATATTCATGCAGTGCACCGACACAAGCCGACCTGTTTTGAGAACTCGAAACAACTCCGATATTAAGAATCCGAAGTGCTGGAAAAACTCATCGTCACTTTCGCAGTTGCCCATATCGTTGATAATGTCGCTGTAAACATACAGCGAAGCAAACGGAGGGCTAAACACGCTGAACCCAACTGACTCGTCTGGAATGTCTTTAATGACTTCGCAGCAATCACCGTTGTACAAATGCCAATTCCTGCCGCCGCAATCATTTTTAGCTGTTACGCTCATAAAACTAACCTTTCAAAAAAGATGGTAAACTAAACGATCCTTCGGGCTTGTAGTCCCGCTTTCCTTCCCTAAGTCCAAACTCGGCAAGCGTTGACTCTCGCATTGCCTCAGCCATGCCGCATCGCATCGCGTCAAAGTCCGATTCCTTGCGAGCGATAGCCGACGTGATCGCCGATTCGCTATCCGCGATGACGATATGCACGTCCACCGGATTAACCTGTCCGAATCTCCAGCATCTTCGCACAGCTTGATAGTATTGCTCAAACGAGTAGCTAAGCCCTGCGAATACCATCCGATTGCAGTGCTGCCAGTTAAGGCCCATGCCCGCTATCGATGGCTTGGTTATGATCGTCTTAACCTTGCCGATTGCGAACGCATCAAACGCTTCAATCTTTTGTTGCGATGTCATTGATCCTTTAACCTCGACGGACTCTCCAATAAGCTTGACAAGTTCCGTTGATTCGTAGTCGGTATCGCACCAGACAATGCATTGCGATTCATCAGCGTTAACCAGTGCCGACGCCTTTGCTGATCGCATTGCACAAGTCATCCGCTTTTCTTCGTGGATGCTCGTAGCCGTGATGCCGCGAGTGCTAAACAAAGCACCCTCGCAAGGTGCATCAGCCGACTCGACAACGTGCCTATGCACTCGCAACTCAGGCAATACAAACCCTTCATCGCTTCCGCCGATGTCGCTTGGCTTACCAATGCATACGGCCCATTGAGACACCCAACTCCAAAAGTCTTTTTTGCCGTGAGGCATTAAGACCCAGTTAGATGTATCGCTTGAGTCATGGTAGAAAAACCTGTTAAGCATGTCACCTGCTTGACACACCCCAAGGAACTCGGCATGGTTTCCAAGCTCCATCGTGTCGTTTGGGCTTGGCGTAGCAGTGCAAGCTAGTCGGTAGTCAACATCAGCGTAGCGATTCGTCAGTAGTTCCCGCGTCTTGCTATTCATCCCTTTGAGGATACTTGACTCATCGAGAACAACACCGCCGAACTTGATGCCGTCAAACTTGTGAAGCTTTTCGTAGTTGACTAGGTTAATGCCGTCGATGATCTCTGACGGATCGTCAACTACAGCCACCTTGCACTTGATGCCGAACTTCTCCGATTCCGCCCTGGTCTGCGACCTGACGCCAACCGGACAATGCACAACAACAGGCATCTTGGTTTTTTTGTGGACAAGCCTCGACCATTCAAGTTGCTGAAACGTCTTCCCGAGTCCGCAATCTTCAAACAACGCTGATCGGCCTCGACGCAACGCCCATTTAACTACCCTCGCTTGCCAGTCCATCAGTTTGGGATTCAACTCCCTATCCTTAACATCGAATCCGAGCGAGGGAATCGCCCTGCGTTTCGATGAAATAAACTCTTCGTACTTCACTTCACTTCCCTTTCGCAAACTACGCAACATTGTTTTTCGCAACTGACGCCGCAACTCTTGCAACGCCAACCAAATTGCTTTTTTTCGTAGACGGTCACGCCGTAACTGTCTACCTTGTTTGTTTTGACGCTTCGAATGATCGGCGTCATCTCCTTACGCATATCTGCGATGAGTTGACGGATGAACAGCTCTCGGATTGCAAGCCGCTTTCGCTCGTCTGCTATCCGTTGTTTATTCGACTCCATCGCGTCAACGATTCGCTGCTTCGCTCGTTGGCAATCGCTGCAATACTTTTGATTGCTGCCCTTATCCAAGCTGCATCGAGAGCAGCGATTGACGCGGATTCGCTTAGCTGTGGTTGTTATGATTCACCGCCTTTCGCTTCTTGCTTCACATGCTCCAGGATGACGGTAACGCATTGAGCCGCTAGGACTGCATTGTTCAGCTTCAGCATCGGCCATGCTTCCCCACTTGCAACCATCCGAAAATGCTGCTCAAACGCTTCGCAATGGCTCACGAATTCTGGATCGTCCAAAAGCTTTCGGAACTTCTCAAAAAGCTCTTCCAGTGTTGGTACACTCACGCTTCACCGCCTTTCGCTTCTTGCTTCAGCCACTCGTTTTCGTCTCGCAGTTCGTCAATGATCGAGTTGAGTTTGGTTATCTCTGCTTCGTCTCGGCGGATGTTTTTCAGCAATTCGTCAATGCTTCGTGCTATGTGATCTAGCCCAACAGCAACGACCTGAAAGCTTTCGATTGTTGACTTATCATCGCTCATGCTTTAACTCCTTGCCATTGGCATCACAACATACGTCCACTGCCCAGCGATAAACACCGCTGGTTCGGATTCGCTCTTCAAACGCAACTCAAACACCTCATCGCTTCCGCAACGCTCGGCAAAGTCAGCAACGAATCGTCCATCGATGATCGTTGTGATCGTCTCCGATGTATCAACGGGCATCGAGGTGTCAACTACGCCCACATCGCTAGCCTTGGCACTGATGCCAAGTTCGCCGGGCGTAAACGCAAGCGTCACCGCTCTGTGTTCGGCATTGGCAACAACAAGGGCTTGACGCATCGCCGAGACAAACGGCCCGGCTTCGATTGGGATAAACTTCATCGACTCCATCGCGGGGATGCACTTATCGTACGCTGGAAATCTCCCCTCGATGATTCGCGATTCGACGTAGGCCGCTTCGGTTGCTACACAGATGGAGTTTTTCGAGATATGTACATTTACGTCAGACGCTCCGCTGATCGCTTTAACGATCGCAGCAAGTCCCTTGTGAGGGACGATAGCCGATGATCCATCTTTGCCGTTTGTCGCGTCAATGCAAATCTTCGAGAGCCTTCGCCCGTCAGTTGCAACGAGGGTAAGCTGTTCGCCGGTTTCGATAAGCACTCCGCCAAGCTGGTATCGAGTGCTATCGGTATCGCAAGCAAACTTGGTTCGGTTGATCGCTCCGATTAGCTGCTCCGCTTGTGTAGTGATCCAATCACCTTCGATTCGCTTGCAACGAGGGAACTGATCCGCTGATACCGCCGGCAATGAAAAACGAGACTTGCCCGCCGTGACGTTGATACCGCTATCCGTTGCCTCAATCGTGATTGATTCCGATGTCGATTCCTTGACCAACGCGACAAACTTAACTGGATCGATTAACGCTGATCCTGCTTGCTCAATTTCAGCATCTCCATCAACGACGATAGAGACTTCGCCGTCAGTAGCCTGCACTGTCAAACGCTCGCTAGCGTCAACGCGAACAAACTTCAACACCTCGTTATTAACTCTCCCGCTTGCCGCTGCACTTGCAACGCGGTCCACCAAGCCTAGGAAATGCTTCCGGTTAACTGCAATCTTCATTTACCTACTCCTGTTATGATGCCATCCAACTAACGCCACAAAAACACATGCGACCGCAAAGCCGCCGAAAAATTCAATCATCTCGACTACCCTCAATAGATTGCGACAAGCTTTCAATAGATTCTGCAATTGCAAAAAGCCCTGCAGTTACCCCCATCATCGCCTCTGTCAACGATCCGACATAGCCGCCGGAAGCGTCTTGCGTCATAGACTCAGGTGGAGTCGGTGGGCAAATTGCTTCGGCAATCTTCTGAAATGCGTTAGCAAGCTCGACTTGATCCTCTTGCGACATAATCAATCTCCTAAGTAAAAAACAAACAAACAAAAAAGGATCGCAAGGACTCGAACCCTGCCGTATGCCATTGATCCACGGCCGACTAGCGAACGCTGCCGGTTATCGTCGCGATGTTTTTGTTGATCTTCAGCGGATGGGCGCAGCCTACTGTTGTCACCTCCCAAAAATCAACGCTATCAGTAGCACCGATAACAATTCCATTTGTCGTAACACCTGCACCCTTTACGCACTCCAGCAAGCAATCGCTAATGCTGCCAACTGCCCCGTTCGCGGCTGTAACGCAAATTCTGTTCGTGCTATTCGCGCCATTGCTCAAGAGCACGCTATTGGAGATTGCGAAGTCGCACCTTGACAAAAAGAGACAGTTTGAGTTTTGCGTAGTAGTCCAGTCGAGGTAATCAATTAGAACCTGTGGCCTAGTCCCGTCCGCAGATGGGTAGGCCGCTAGCGTGCCACAAACACCGGCGGCATCTGGAACGACTACAACTGGCTCTGCCTCGGTGCCTCGCACATCTAGCGATCCGTAGACTTGCATCGGCAATCCAAGTGCCCGGACCTGGATATTTACCCCCGCATTTAAGATTAGCGTACCGCCTTTTCGCACAACAACCTCCTGCGTCTGCAAGTAAACACCCTTTGGAATTGTTACTGTTTGGCCCGCTTCGACGAATCGAACGGGAAGGGGAGACTGGGCCCAAACTGACGACAACGACAACAAAAAAGCTGCGACTGTTCGCATGATAAAACCTTTCAAAAAAACACTAAAACAAACAAACAAAAAAGGATCGGGCAGGGTTTTCACCTGCTTGGCGAGAACTGCTTAGGAACCAAAAGGAAAAAAGTAAGCAGCCTGCATAGTTGCCGCTATGCTCGCCGATCCTCGCAACGTCAGGCAGTTGCCGCCGTGCCGACTACCAAGGTTGCCCCTGGGTGTACTGTTGTGGTGGTGGAGCTTGCGGAGGTGCTTGTTGCTGCTCTCGCTTGCTGTAGCCCTTAACGCTATTCTGCTTCGTGGTGTTGCCGTTGTAGGTGTTGTCCTCAACTGCAACCGTAATAACTAATGGCTTATTGCAAAGCTGTTGCGTATCAGTAGCTTTTGAAACGCCGACAGCCTTACTAATTGCGTTCAAGGTTCCTCGTGAAATGTTTCGAGGCTGTTCGTTCGGATGCCAAAGGTTGAGCCTGTCTGTCAGTTCGTAATTTTGGTACTCGCCGTGAACGATCTGCAATTTCAGTTCGATGTACTTGTCACCGTTCTTTGAAACCTTTTCGATTGTATCCGCGATGATCGCAAGATACTTACCCGCAGGGATCGCCGTTCGTGGTTGCGATGCTTCGTAATCGTCAATGTTCCAATCAATACTTGCCATGTTTCAACTCTCCTAAAATGTGATTTCACTTGCAACGGAATCATTAGCAACGACCGCCGCTGCTGGCTTGATTTCATTCTTCGTGAGGTATCCGTAGAAACTCTCAATTGCCATCGGAACTTCCGAGGGCATCCCTAACCGGTTCTTCGCTTCGATGCTTTGCATGTTTTGGCAAACGATGATCCGTTCGCCAGCTAATGCAACGCTTCGCTTTCCGTCATCGGCTTTCTTGGTAATCCGTTGGTGCTTACAAAACAGCACCTCGTCGCACCATTCACTAACGCACTGCGAGCCTGTTCGATGCAATGCAGGTCGGTAGTAGTTGTATCCGTCTCCCTCTGGATCTTGAAACTTGTCAATCTTTTCGTGGCAAGTCAGAACGATATGCCGACCTTGATTCCAGAGTGATCCAAGTCCAGCGAATACGCTTTGCCACATCTTCGCTAAAGCTTCGTACCCTTTACCGAAGCCGATATCCTCGATGGTTGCTTTGTTCGCTTTCGCTGCGACTTCGTGCATCAAAAGCTTCTCCAACCAGTCTACTGTATCGACCACGATCGTTGCATAATCCGTTGACGGTAGGCCCGTTGTAATCATTTCTTGAAACTCTCGATAGCTTCGCACCAAGTCCGTCGAGTCGCATTCGAGATCGCGGATACCATCTTCGAGATTGATAAACACCGGATTCGGAAAACGACTCGCAAGCGTTGATTTCCCTACGCCTGGTTCGCCGTAAATCAGCATGCGGCGTGCTTTGGCCGTCTTGCCTTTGTTGATTTTCATTATAAATCCACCTCCCCAAGTGCTTTGAATTGCTCTGCATTGCAATCGTAGATTTCTTGCATTCCGCCGGGATCGATTGCCGACCAATCAACTGAAAAACCGGCGTCTCGCATGTATTCAAATTCTGCGTTAAGCTGTGCATCGCAAGCTTCACGCGGCGTAGATTGAGGGAAGCGACGGAATGTCATCGCTTGCCCTTCGTCGCTGCTGATCTTGATCCAAAAACACCAGTCCACTATGCACGCTCCTTCTCACGCTCGGCGAGCATGGCGTCAGCATATCGATACGACCAGTGTGCAATGTATTCCGGCTCTTTGCCGCAATTAAAATCAGCCAATTGCCCTTGCAACGCTTGCCCCGCGAAGTAGTCGCGTAGGCTCATGCCGGGAGAGCCGTCACCCGTATAGTCGTTTACGTCCCACGGAACGCGAGGAAACGCTGGCCCGCCGTCGTTAGGCTTGTCCATCTTGCACCTCCTTCACGAACACGCCGTCAACCATCTTGCCCTTGCGATCCTTGATCTGCTCCCAAGCTATTTCGCGGCACCCATTGATATCAAGCCCAAGCTGTGCACAAATCACACCGAGAACAACTTGGATATCGCCAATAGCGTCAACGATCTCCTCCATGTCGTC